GCACTACAAACATTTGGTGTTATATGGTATATGTCTAATCTTGATGCTAACGTAGAATTAAATGCTCGTGATATTGCACGACATGAAATACGTATTAATGAAATGGAAAAGCAAACACAAGAGTTAAAAGTACTTAATGCTCGTATAGATGAGAACATTAAGGCTATTCGTGAAATGATGGAACAATCAAGAACAAATTGATATGGATCCTATTAGCTGCGTAACTCTTGCGGCTGGTGCATTTAAGACTATTAAGGCTGCTATAGGCGCTGGAAAAGACTTACAAGACATGACTAGCCAACTATCCACTTGGGGTAAGGCTTTTAGTGACTTTACTAACTTAGAAGAAAGAACTAAGAACCCTCCGTGGTGGCAAAAGACGTTTAAAGGCAGTGATGAAGAGACTGCCCTTGAAATATTTGCACACAAGAAGAAAATGGAACAAATGCGCAAAGAGATTAAAGATCACATCTCTTGGCATTATGGACCTTCTGCTTGGGAAGAAGTATTACAGATAGAAGCAAGTATGAGACGTAAAAGAAAACAAGAGTTATATGCTAAACAACAAAGAATTGATACAATTATTAACTGGACTGCAGGGCTAGCCATTTTTGCTATTGGTTTAGGTTTAATGATAACAATCTTTTATTTTATTGGAATAGCACAAGGAAAGTGGTAACATGGAAAACTTAAAACTACCTATTGCTTTAGTGTTAGCTATGGCAGCACAGTTAGCAGGTGGTGTGTGGTGGGTATCCCAACAAGCTGCTACTATTGCTAGCTTAGAAGCATCTGTATCAGAGTTTGCTAGTAAAATGGCAGTAGAAGAAAGTGTTAATCTTAAACGTGATGTGAAAGACAATGCTATGGATATTGAGTATGTCTGGGATGATATTGATGAGCTTTGGGAAGAAATTGATAGCATAACTATGCACATAGACGCTATTAACAGGCTAAAGCAAAGAATAGCAGCTATAGAAACAGAACTTAAGTATATTGGGCGTGACCATGAAGGTATGTTTGATATGAAAGGTAATGATATGTGAAGAAACATGTTTATTATGATGACAAAGGGAAAGTACTCATCATGACTAGACATAAACGCATAGGTGAGGAGTACGTTAAAAATGTCCTATCACAACGGAAAAGCAAAAAGAAAAAGCCCAACAAGCGCAAAGCCAAAGAAAAAGGCACCTAAAGGTTATCACTACATGCCTAATGGAAAGCTTATGAAGGGTGCTACTCATAAGAGTGGAAGGAAAAAGTAATGGCTAGAGCAAATCCACGCATTTGGGAAAGAGCAAAGGCTAAAGCTAAGGCTCGTATGGGTGGTAAACATTCTGCTAGAGCCATGCAACTAGCCGCTAAGATTTATAAAGACATGGGCGGTAAGTATACTGGTGGTAAAGATGCTGGCCAAAAGTCTATGACTAAGTGGACTAAACAGAAGTGGCGTACTAAGTCTGGTAAGAACTCTGTGTTAGGTAAAGATGCTACTGGTGAACGTTATTTACCCACTAATGCTATTAATCGCATGTCTAAAAGTCGTTATGCAGCGTCTACAGCTAAAAAGCGTAAAGACACTAAGGCAGGTAAACAGTATTCAATGCAACCTAAGAGGCGCAGCAAATGATTAAGAAAATTAAAGCTGCTGATAGGCAACGTCAAATGAATAAAGCTTTTAAGTATGGTTCTAAAGAGGGTGAGAGACATAACCCCTATAAAGCAATTAAACCAGCAATTAAAGCCTATAAAAAGAGTTATAAAAAGTGATAAAGTTACATGAGAAACAGTCAGAAGTTATTAGAGATTTATTTGTAAATAAGAGTAATCGTTATGCAGTAGTTAATGCTAGTCGAGGCTTTGGTAAGTCCTACTTAGCAGCTACAGCAGCAATAATAGCAGTACAAGAGCTAATGGAATTAGATGAGGATGTTCCTAATAAGAACGTAGCACTCATTGCGCCTACCTACAGCCAAGCAGTAGATATTTACTATCCACTGATAGCTTGGCAACTGGGTATGGAAGACTTTGCTGATAAGGCTTCTAAAGCAGCGGGGCAGTTTTGGTTTCCAAATAACGTTCAGCTTAAGCTTTGGTCTTATGAAGCATCACAACGTATGAGGGGTACAGGTCAGTATTTCATAGTAGCCGATGAGGTTACTTCTTGGAAGGGTGCTGGTATGAACCTTAAAGAGTCATGGGAATCAATTATACAACCTTGTGTTGCTACTCGTTGGTCTCCTATGAACGCTAAAAAGTTTAACGCTAACTCTGGTAGAGCACTTATTATTAGTACTCCCAGTGGTTATGATTATTTTTATGAAATGTATAACAGACAAGACTCTGATGATGATTGGAAAAGTTATACCTATACTTATAAGGACTCTCCTTTTCTTGATGAAGAAGAGATTGAGAGAATTAAATTAACCCTTGATCCTTTAAAGTTTGCCAGAGAGTACACTGCAAGCTTCGAAGACTCTGGTAATAATGTATTCTATACATTTAACAGAAAGGATCATATTGACAACACACTTCAATACTTTGAGGAAGGTGAAGACGTTCATGTCGCTATTGACTTTAACGTAGGCATCATGGCCTCAGTTATCTTTGCTATTCGGGGTAATCAAATCCAAATACTGGATGAGATGCAAGGACACCCCGATACTGAAACCCTTGCAAGGGCGCTTAAGGAAAAGTATAATAATCACAGAATTATTTCTTATCCTGACCCTGCAGGAAGGGCGAGAAAAACTTCAGCTGCTGTCGGTGTTACTGATTTCAGAATCCTAGAGACACACGGTATTATTACCAGAGCACATACAAAAGCTCCACCGATTGTAGACTCAGTAGCAGCTGTAAATAAAAAGTTTAAGAACGCCAATGGTGATATTGACATGTTAGTTCACCCTAAATGTGTTAATACCATTAAGTCTCTAGAGCGTACACAGTGGGTAGAGTCTAACCCAGATAGTGCTACGATTGATAAGAAAGAAGGTGTTGAACATTGGACAGATGCACTGCGCTATGCAGTAGAATATCTGTATCCAATCAGAGCAGGAACTAAAGTCGTTAAGCGTGGTTTTGGTTTCTAAACAGCAAAGACACAAGGAAAAATAAAATGGCATTAAAAGCAAGAATCAAGGGTCTTCGTATGAAGGCTCGCTCACGTTTTAAACGTGCAAAAGCAGCAGCGGGTAATTTTAACTTTACTTCTGCTCGTGCAGCAGCTCTTAAGAAGGCACAAGCGGCGTCTGCTCGTGCTCGTAAGCTAGCTAGCAGCTCTACAGCACGAAAAGGTGCTGCTATGAAGGCTCGTTCTAAGTTTAAGCGTGGGAAAGCAGCTGCTACTTCTGCAGCAGGTAAAGCAACTAGTGCAGCTAAGACTCGCTTTAATAAAGCAGGTGGCAACACTAAAATGTTGCGTGTTAAACTTAAAGCGCAAAGTGCAGCTAAAACTGTTCGTGCAGCAAGTCGTTCAGCAGTAGCAGTTGCTAAGAAAAGATCAGCTCCTGTTGTCCGTAGAACTCGTACGGCGGCAGCTTCAGCAAAATATAAAGTAGACCGTAGTCGTGGCTTAGTAGGGGGTGCAGGTGGTACTTCTCGTGGACGTATGACAGGCAATATTACTAGAGGTAATCAGGGCGGTCGTGCAAGACCAATGGGGTCTGGATTAACTTATGGTGGTGGAGGCCGTGGCGGTGCTCGTGGTAATGCTAACTCACGTTCACGCCGTATGCGCTCACCAGTCTTAGCTCGTGCACAAAAGGCGTTTAACTCGTGGAATTACCGTAAGCGAGTAACGAAGTATAAATAATGGCTATTAAACGTATTGCAGGGCGATTCGCCAAAAAATTCGCTAAGAGGTTGTCAGCTAAACAGTTGGCAGCTTCTCGTAGAAACATACAAAAAGCTATTGCAGCTAGTGCTCGTAAACGAGGTAAAACTATTGCTGGTGTGGCACGTAATCCTGTTAAGGCTTATGGTCGTAGTGTTGTTCGCCGTAGTACAAAACGTAAGACAAAAGTTCTTTCTAAGATTTCTAAACGTCAGTCCATGAATAACTCAATGTTAACACGCATTGGTGGTGATATTACTAAATATGATCGTCAAGCAGCTATCTTTAAAGGTAAGAATGTTGGTTTACGGAAGTCTATACAAAAGACTGGTCAACAGTATCTTAAATTAAATGTTACAAGAGATGCAGCTACAGGTAAGCCTATTCCAGGTAAAAATACTCTTATTAATCGTATGAAACTAAAAAGAGTCTTAAATGAAAATGAACGTTTAATTAATCGATACAATGAAAACGCTAGTTTATATGGTGTTTATCAATCTACTGCTAATCAATTAAGAGGTAGACAGGCTGAACTTTTAAACTTAAAAGACGATTTAGCTTCACAGTATACCAAAGTTTCTGCTAAGTCTCTTTCTTATAAAGTAGGAACTGTTGCTCGAGATTCAGCAACAGCAGCAGCTTTAGGTACAGCACTCTATACAGGTTATCAAGAAGTTAAAAAGAAACGTAAAAAATAGTTAGTAAAATAGTATTAAGAACAGTGCGGAAATAATAACAATAATAACACTTAAGCCCATCTGAGGATCGGCAGGAGGAAATACTATGCCACGTTCTAAAATAACGTCTGGATCAAAAGATCTAATTACAGATGACGGTGCTGTACTAGTCTCTGTAGTAGAGGGCGAACAAACTCGTCTAGACATGGTAGTTGGATGGTTAACAAACCTTTCTGGCTATACAATTACAGCAAAAGTAGTAGAAGGTAATAACGTACAAGGTTCAGGGAATAAACCTGATGAGCCTCAAATAAGTGGGGCCGTAATTACACTTCCAATTATTGACAGTGATGCAACTGATAACCAGTTTGACATTGTTATTCCGCAGGATATTATTAGTACTTGGGCAACTACCCCTGAACCCGATAAACCTATTTATGGTTTTATTGGTTTAGAAATTGCTGACACAGGTACAGGTAATGCACAGCAAATTTGGAAGCCCATGCGTGGTCTCTTAGAAGTTCGCTATTCACCTACGGAGGCTACATAAGATGGCATATAATCTTACTCTTAATAATCAACAATTACAAATGAGCCTAGCCCGAACAGGTGGGCAAGGTACTAAAGGTGATTCTGTTACTAGTGTAACAATGAATAGTGATGGTGATCTTATTGTTGTTATTTCAAACGCTGCAGGGGATGTTGTTTCTACAACTAACGTTGGCGGCTCAGAATACATTTCTTCTTTAGAAACCCTTTATGATAACTTTGATGATCGTTATTTAGGAACTAAAACTTCAGCACCTACCGTAGACAATGATGGAGACGCTCTTTTAACAGGCGCTCTTTACTTCAACACTACAACTAATGCTTTAGGTGTTTATAACGGCACAGCCTGGGAACATCCAGTATCAGACGCTCAAACTGCTCAGACAGCAGCAGAGACAGCCCAGACAGCAGCAGAACTAGCAGAGACTAATGCCTCTACTTCAGAAACCAATGCTGCAGCCTCGGCTA